AAGGTCAACTCTTTCATAGCCTCCTTTTATTTTCTTCCATACAACATTACCCCAACCACTTCCTTCTTCAATAGCTGAGTTGATTTCTTCTGCTTGTCCTGTTTCTCTTAGATATTCCTTTAGTTTTAGGTTAGATATAATGCAAGGTAACTCGTCTATTGGACGAGCTGAATAAATGGTTATATCTTTAGTATCAAAATCTATGTTCTTTACTTCACTATCTACTCTAGGAGAGATAATATCATACCAGTATTTATAGTTGCCTAATGAATCAATCTTACCTGTTGGATAGGTGTGTGTTTCAAACAAGGTTATCCTGTTTACTGTCTTGTATTGTGAGAAGTCATAGTTATCAGAGATTTTAGCATCCTCGGTGAGGAATTGTTTTACCTCCTCCTCTATTTGGCGATTTAGGGATGTTTTATTCATAGTGGTTATATTATACCATTTAAACTAATAAACTACAAATTATAGTCCTGTATCGTTACTTGTAACCCGATTATACCTTATTTGTTGTATTCTCCTTATTTCTTCTTGTGATTGTGCTGGTATAGCGAATAAAGAAACAAAAGCATAACATATAGCATCCATTGAATTTCCAACTAGAATATCATTTGCATAATAATTGTGTTCTTTATCAATTGTTAGATTGTAAACGTCTTCTTTTCCGAAATTCTTTCGCCCCACAATTGTTATGGCAAAATCTGCTTCTGTTGGGAAAATATGTTTCATATTCTTTTCCACAAACTTCGCAATTCTTTTTAAATACTTTTCTATTAAGCCAAGTTTTTTCTCCGTGTTCACTGTGCCATTTAATTCCTTCCTTAGAAGAGTGCCATTCTTTTGCAAGTTCTCCAATATCTTTGAGATGGTCTGACATTTTCTCTTTAAATCCTTCTCGTTGCCACATTTCTTTTGAGTGTTCTGATATATGGTCTTTAATAGTTTTAAGTTCAAGGTTAGAGATTTCGTTATTTCGTCTATTGCTGTCCTTGTGGTGTATGTGGTGCCCTTCTGGGATTTTACCATTAAAATGCTCCCAAACTGCCTTGTGTAGTCTAATTTTTCCGTGATAGTATCTACCGTCCCACTTATATTTTTTATTATTGAATGTGATTGTTTTTTCCATAAAGATATTTTATTAGTTTCTAATACCTTTATTCTATCATCGTATCTCAAAGAGTCAATAGCTACCTTACCTCTATGTGTGTAAATCTTATGATTTCCTGTTCCAACTAACTTAGAACCATTAGACAACTTAATTTCATAGACTCTTGCAAGTTTTTTATTCAATTGAGATACTAAAACTTTATGTTCTCCTTTTTCTGTTTTAACCACATCGCCAACTTTAATATTTTTTATCTGTTTATCTCTACCATTGGCTAATTTAACTTTTGTTTCACCCTTTAAACAATGAGAAAAGGTGTGTTCTGGGGTATTTAGTATCTTACCTTGCTTGTCTGTTTCCCATAAATAGTTCCTATATTCATTGATTACATTGTAACTTCTCTTGGTAACACTTATTTTCTTGTCCTGGACTATACCTATTCTCCATTTAACAAAGGATTTAATGTTCCCCTCAGCTCTTTTACGAACTCCTGTGATGTTTACTCCATAAGACTTAATCTCATCTATGCTTTTAGGCTCTGCACTATCTGCTATTACTAACTCACTACTCTCTTGGTTTTTAATGATGTCTGCTATCTGTTTATTGCTTAATCCCTTTAGAAATGTAATTTCGTCTATGATATATCCACCGTTATAGTAATATATGGCTACAATGCTTGTTGGGTCATTAGAGTATCCAAAGTCTAGTCCAAATCTTACTAGCTTAGCTTCGTGTGGTATTTCGTCTATTATCTCCCAACCTTTAAATATCTTACCCTCTACTTCTCCTAATTGTCCTAGTCCGTAAACTTTCCACCAACCTTTTCTGTTCTTTCTACTTTCAATACTATCTATGATTTCTTGTGAGAGTGCTTCGTTATCTTTATAAGTCAAAGTAATGAAATCAACATCTTCTCTCTTACCCATAACCTCTGTATAAAACCAAAACTCATTTGTTGGATTCCAGTCTAAGAAGACAAAATCTTTGGTTCTTACTTCTATTTGGTCAAAAGCATCTAAAGTTAAGTTGTTTGCTTCGTTAAGAAAAGCCCTATCTCTACGACCCCCTCTTAGTTTATCTGCTTGGTCTGCTGAAAAGAACTCTATCTGACTACCTGTTTCAAATGTATAAATACTATCAGTTGCTTGCCACCTGCTACTTTTCCAATAATTGTGGAACTGCATTATGTTCTTAAAATCACGAAGAGCACCTCTTTTTAGGTGAGGTGTTGATTCTGATATAATTGAAGTCAAAGTTTTTTCTTTATCCATTTGAGCCCTTGTAATGAGATAAAGTATAATTGAAATAGTTTTAGAAGCACTTGTTCCTCCTGAAACTGCTCTTATCTTTTTATTTAACTCAATTATCCTCTGAGTTGCTGTTGTCTTTTTGAACTCCATTTGCTATATCCATTATTGGTTTTACTAAAAAGGGTTTATTATCGTCGTTTCCAATTGGTTGCATTGCCTTCCCCATTAAATGGTCTCCTACCCAAACTACTAATCTTGGATTACTTTGGTAATTCTTTTTTAACCATACAAAATAATCATCAATATCACTTTGACTCCAGTGGTCTGTAATCTTAGGTCTTACTGACCCTTCTTTATTTCCTGCTCCTTTTCTTTTACCTCCTTTCATATTATTGATTAGTTTGACGTTTTATTATATATATTGCCCTTTATAATTAACTTCTAAGGTGTTTATAATTTATAGTTGATGTCTGTTACCTATAATTATACTACACTTCTTAACAAAAACAAAGAGGGTAGCAAGTTAATGCTCCCCCTTTTAAATTAAATAGAAAGAATACCACAGTTTATACGGAGAAATGTCCATATCGTTTTCCTAGCCTCCTCGTCAAGTTCCCAAAGTACATACTCGTCACCGTTGAATTGGTAAAGTTGTAAAGTTTGGCTTACCAAAATGTAGTTTGAGATACAATGTCTATTCAGAGTAATGATTGCGAAAGTAACATCGCTTGGTACTGGGTTTTTAAGAACAAATACAATCTCATGTTCGTCCTCAAAAACAAATACTTCTTCCCAAGTTCCGAAGTTAGGCACTTCCTCGCCATGTGCATAACTGAGTATTACTACACAGAGAACACAGGCGAAGAGAGTGATAACAAACCAAATACAAGCACTTTTAATCATTTTTAACCACATTTTCGCTCCTTTCTTTGTGTCTTGCACAGAACCTCCCCATAAGAGATACTATTTCAAAGTTAAAAAAGATTTCAAAACCGTGGCAGTAATAGATAATGACATCACCACCGACAATAGGCTCTAGCCTTTTGCATGATTTGCAGTCCATAGCTCCTCTTTTATTGCAGTTTGATACTACCTGCTGATTGAAGTTTACAGAGTATGTTTATCCCTTTCCACTGCCCTTTAGCGATTGATTTGGCTGTGGAGATTAACTCTTGGATTACTTTGAGTGAAGCGAAAGTCTGACCGTCAAACTTTCCCATTCTTCGCTTAATTTCAACATCTAAGAGGTCAATCATTTGAAAAGTGAGCCTCCATTCTTCTTCCGCTGAAAGTATATCATCTATTAAGACTATGTTTCCCATAATATCTCCTTATAAGTCTAAAAAGATTAAGTCCCAAGTAAAGAATTAACCAAAGCAATCTCCTTTCAATCCATAAAGCCAATTTTCTTCTTACTGACCCTTTCATACACCATTCCTCCATCGGTGAAGTAGTATTTGAGGTTATAAGTTCCTTTGTCCAAGTTAATCATATTTGCCAACTCAACGAATTGGGCTATTTGTTTCTCAATTTGCTCAATGGATTTCTGACACAGTTTGATTTGTTTTCTAAGGTTATCAAAGAAAATATCAATATCCACCTCCAATTTAACTTCCTCTACCTGTTTTTTCTTGGTCATTTTATCCCCTCCCTATCGGATATAGACCATTGTGTTGTTTGGTTATCTTTAGTTTAGTCCCATTCTTCATATTATGAGTTCTAACAAGAAGCTGGGCTACCTCTAAAAAGGTTTTAGTTTGGAATAGAAGATGAAAAGCGGCATGGCGGTTCTCGTCTAAAAGGATTAAGTTTTGTAAGGTTCTTTTGCCTTTCCTAGACTTAGCTAGAATGTGATGTCGGTTTTTTCTACCCTTCCTTTTAAGGAATGTCCTGTTTGGCTTTCCCATGTCTTCCTCCTTTCTATCTAATTTTAAAAGAACATCTTTAAAAGCTCGGTAGGTTGGACTCAGAAGCGACAAAACTAAGAAATCCAACCAACTAAACTTTCAAAAAACTGGAGTTTTCTGACTTCTCGGTCATATATCTATATGTTTATTTATTATTAATTAAATTATATTCACCTGTTTTAATATCTACTTTCCATTCTCCACAACTACATCTATAAGGTAAAACCCTACTTCCATTACCTAGCAATCTTTCTTTGCAAATAGTGCAAAAAGGCTTAGATACTTTTATTGTTTTATAAATTGGTTTCATTTATTTTTTATTTCTACATTCATTTTACTACAGTTTTCAATAATTGTCGCTGAAATCTCTACTCCTGACTGGGCTAAATTTTGGTAGTCCACGCAGGTTACAAGTTCCATTTGTTTGTTAAATCCCATAGCTCCTAAGTAACCAAAACCGAATATCATTATTAGTCCTCCTATAA